GGCATTGATGAGGAGGAATACACACATCTCGTCGAGGACGCCGCGCACAAGCGCACCGAGGCGGAGCGCGCGTACAACGCGCAGCTCGAGCGCAGCGCGCAGTTAAGAAAAGAAATCGCGCAAGCCGACGCACAAGCACAGCTCAACGCCATAGACCGCAACCCCATGCTGACTGGCGGCGAGAAGGCCCAGCAGTCGGTTCCGCTTTGGAAAAGCCAACTGGCCGCTAATCAATCCGACGTCGCTGCGCAACAAGGCGTCCAGGACGCCAACCCCGCAAACAGCGAAGCCGCCCTCCAGGCGCAAGCCAAAAAGAACGAGCTCCTCGCCCAACAGGCGGACCTGCAGGAGAAAATCAACGCCGCCGAGAATGAGAACAATCTCGGTTACCAGATGGACGTCGTCATCACCAAGCTCCAAAACGTCGGGACGCTGGCCCAGCAGACGGCCGCTGCCTTCGGCGCTGTTTGGGCGGAGGCGACGAATACGATCAGCAGCAATCTTTCCAAGGTCATCGAAGGCACTGAGACGTGGCGCAAGGCGATGATCAACATCTACAACTCGATTTTAAACGAGGTCGTGAACAGCATCATGCACATGGCTGTGCAATGGTTGCTGCAGCACACGCTCATGGCGGCCATTAGTGCTGCGTTCCACACCCAGGACGTCGCCCAGACGGCCGTGGCCACACAGACGAAGGTTGCCATCCACGGCGCCGGCGAAAGCCAGATGACCGTGTTCACCGCCATCGGCGCGGCAGCGCGGAACGCCTGGCACCTGGCGGAAACGGTGTTCCATGGCGTGATGGTAGCCATGCGCGTCGCCGCCCACGAAGCCGGTGAAATCCTCTGCACGTTAATCACCGGCACGCAGGCCGCGATCCGCGCCGTGTACCACATGATCGTCGCCGCGATCGCCGCGATGGAGTCGGAAGCCAGCGTGCCGATTGTGGGGGTTATATTAGGCATCGCGGCTGCGGCAGCCATCGTTGCAGCTGCCGCCGGCCTGATGGGCGGCTTTGAAGCAGGCGGCTACACGGGAGACTTGCCAACCAATCAAGTCGCCGGCGTCGTGCACGGGGGCGAGTTTGTCATTCCTGCCGGCGCGGTAAATCGGATCGGCCTGGGCAACCTCGAGGCGCTCCGCAACGGCAGCCGCAACGGGAGCGGGGCCAACTCATCCCCTGCCGGTGCTCCCGGTGCCAGCAATAATGTCACCGTCCATACCTGGATGGATTCCCGCGCCATGGCGGATGCCTTGGAGAGAGACGACGCCCACGAAAAATACGTCGTGGATGTCATGCGCCGGAACATCCACAAGTTTCGCGGTTAATCCCCCACGCCATGGATATCGAAATTGAATTTGCGCGCACACTCGCGGCCGTCCGCGAATTGAGCGAGCACTGCACCCTTCGCCCATCGCCGTTCAAGCTGCGCTGCGTCCCCGTGCGGGAGCGGGTCTGCAAGCCGTTCAACGCCTGCGCCGGCCGCATCAACGCCAAGATCGAAACCCATCTGCTGCTGCAGCAGATGAGCCGCGAACACGTACCGCGGACTTCCAAGCCTGCTGTATCGCAGGTTTCCAAACCTGCAGCCCCCGCAACGAACGCCATCCCCGCATGATTCCACTTGTGTTCAACGGCGCAACCGCCTACCTGATCGACGACCAGCCCCAGTGGGACGATCCGGTGCAGGTGGAAGCCAGCGTGCCGAACATATACGAGCGCGGCCTGTCCGGACGCGAGACGCGACGCCAGAAGGGCGACACGCTCCGCCTCGAGATGAAGTGGACATCGCTGGTGCAAGGCGCCGTCGCCATTACCAACCTGCGGAACGCGCTGCAGGCGCTGAACGTGCAGGAAGTGCTCTGTCCCTTCTGGCCCGGCCAGTTCGCCGCCGGCACGCTGCCGGTCGTGACGGGCGCCTGGTATGTGCTCCTGGATGACAGTGGCGCCGCACCCAGCGTGCAGCCGGCGGCCGCACTACCATTCGCCCGTACGGCGTACCCACTCATGCTCGGCCGTCTCCTCGAGATCCCGCAGCCGGATCTGCCCCACGACCAGCTCGCCAAGGTGGATTATCATTTCGCGGACCAAGACATCTACCCGCTCACGTTTCCGGTCCCTGCGCAGGTTAACGGTCTGAACGCGGCCGGTGGCGCCGGCGTGCGGCCGCTGTTCCCCTGGGACAATGATTGGTCCACGGATCCGGTCAGCGGCGAAAGCGAGCAGGACGTGGACTGGCGCCAGCTCGGCGAGCTGCGCCAAATGAGCAGCGCCTATTACACCCAGAAGGGGCGCCGAAAATTCAGCCAGTATTTCAAGCTGCTTAACAACGACGGAGTGAACTTCCTCGGCTTCTTCGCCAGCATGGGCGGGGAGCAAAACAACTTCTGGATCGGCGCCAGCCTGAGCGAGGCCACGCTGACGGCCAACGTGGCAGCCGCGGCCATGGCGCTGCAGGTGGATAACGGCGCGAATCTCGGCACCAACTCATTCGTCCTGCTCAACGACAACATCAACCGCGTGCCGGTAGCCGTGGCTAACGTTGCCGGCAATACCTGGAATTTAGTTGGTCCCACCGGCACGGTGTTTGGTGCCAACACGACCCGTCTTGAGAGCCTGGTGCTCGGCCGCTTCGACACGTTGAAGCTCACGGTCAATTTTTATTCGGCGGCGCTGGCGGATTGCAAAGTCAATTTCAAGGAACTGCCCTGGGAGACCAACGCCGTCGCCGGCGAGACGTATGGTACAACCATGGGCGCATTGCCCATGACGGCGATCCTGTTCGTGTTCAGCCAGGTCACGCCGTCCGGTACCACCATGTGGCGCCTGACGAACTTCGAGCGCAACCTGGTGGACGCCGGCGCAAACACATACCTGAGCGCCCCGATCGAGTTCGATAACATCGTCGAGACGGCGGTCCTGGACCGTCAAAGCCTGGAGCTGAAGAGCCGGAATTTCGCGGGTAATCCGCTCTCGCTCATGGTGCCGCTGCAGCTCGAATGGCCATTGATGCTGACCATCATCGAGGCGGATCTGTCCGTTGCCGGCGCCGTGACGACGGCCGTGAATCCGCGAACCTACTTCTGGGGCGAAGTTGGCAAGTGCAATGTCGAGCCGCCGTTCATCACCGCAACGTGCTCGACCCTCTCGAATGTCTTCGACCGGAACGTCCCCCGCCGGCTATTGATCCAGACTGACAACTGGTGTCTGTTCGAGGCCGCCAACGGACTGCTGCCGGCCGCGTGGCAATGGAATGCCACCGTGGTGAGTTACACGCCGGCGACCGGCGCGCTAGTCGTGAGTGGCATTGCCGCCAACGGCGCCAACCCGAACAACGCCGCGTTCACGGCCAGCCCCGCGCACTGGTTCGCGTTCGGCTACTGCATCATCACGACGGCCGGAGCCCAGCAGGTCCGGATGATCAGCGATAACGTGGCGCCCGTGGCCGGCCAGATAACCCTCTCCCTCGCGACGCCGCTGAACACGGCGCCGAACGTGGGCGACGCCGTTCAAATGTTCGCCGGCTATGACATGCAGGCGTCCACGGCCATCAACAAGTACAACAACTACGCGAACTTTGGCGGCATGCCCTTCATCCCGATCGGCAACCTGACCGTGTTCCGGATCACTCAACCCACGGGGAGTGGAAAGAAATGACTCGCGCCGAAGCTCATGCTCAAGTGACGGCCCGCCGCGAACGCGAATTGCGTGACTTGCGAGCTCAAAAATGCTGGCTGCTGCTGAGTCTGGCCAGCTATGGGGCTAACATCATCAAACTGCTCAAATCCAAATGACACCATTCTTCGACAGCTCCGAAAAAATCGCCCAGCTCCAATTCCACGCCGCGCTATGGATCGGCACGCCATTCATGCCGAACGCCGCCGTGCGCGGCGCCGGCGTGAGCTGTCAGAAGCTCGTCGGTGCGATCTACCAGGCGTGCGGCGTGGTGCCAAAGGGGTTTGCGGTACCGGAAGGCCCGATGGATTGGAGCCAGGCCAATGAGCGCAGCCTGATTGGCGCGTTCATGGCCGCGCTGCCCATGTTTACCGAGATCACCGCCTCGGATGGCAAGCTGCTTGCCGCCGTGGCGCTACCGGGTGACATGGCAGGCTTCAAGATCGGCGGGGCGCTGCACCATTGCGGCATCGTCATTGCAGCGGACGGGCAGCTCATCCACTGCGTGCGCAACCGCGGCGTGTTTTTCTCAAACCTCAACGACGCAACCTACCTAAGCCGCGTGCGAAAAATCTGGCGGCCGATCAAACAATGAGCGATGACGGAATTCATCCTTCATCCTTCATCCTTTTTTTCTTATGGCCATGTCCACCCCACCGCCGCCGACCAACCAGCCGTTTGGCGCGCAAGATCAGATGACCAGCAGCAACCAACAGGGGCTGCCGGTCCCGTACGTCGCCGGCACGCGCAAGATCGCCATCAAATGGATGACCCCGATTTACAATCTCCGGAGCGCCCCGGCACCGAACACCATCCCGAGCAAGAAATGAGCTTTTCATCCCTCATCCCTCATCCTTCATCCTTGGGGAGGAGGGCATAATGGGCGGCAAATCCGGCAACGCAGGCCAAACCTACGACTACTACGGCACCATGGCCGGCGCCATCTGTGTGGGCCCGGTGACCGAGCTGCTCTCGATCATCCTCAACGGCCAGGAAGCCTGGCCGCGGGGCACTCCTTGGGTGCTGGGATCCACCTGCATGCCCGGCGCCATGTACGTGTTCGACGCGCAAACGTGGACCTGCACCGCACAGCACGTCGCCACCAATGCCAACGCGCCCGGATCTGGTCTGGAGGGTTGGACGGAATACAGTTTCAAATATCACGGCTCGCCGCACGATGATTTCAGTTGCTACGACGACTCGGGCACGTTCCAAGGTGTGCTGCGATTGTATTGGGGGACGGCAGCTCAAACGGTGGACGCTTACCTGACCGCGGCAGCCAACGACGGCGGCGTGAAAGGCAACCTTGGCAACGGCGATACCCATCCGCCCTACACCGGTCTCTGCTACTGCATCTTGATTGACTTCCTGCTCGGGCAGGAAATTCAGAGCGGTCCAAACGTCGAGATCATCGTCCGCCGCCCCGCCAACCAGGCGCTGATCGTGGGCACGCCAGCCCAGATCACGGACGGACAGGTGAACCTCGCCGCTGCGCTGGTGGAGATCCTGACGGATCCCAACTGCCTGGGCCTGCCCGTGGCCGTGATAGATCAGCCCAGTTTTCAGACCGCCGCGAACTGGCTGGACGCGAACACGGCGAATTACGCCGCAAGCGTGCTGATTGATTCGTCGGAGTCGTTCCGCTCAATCGTGGACAAGTTCATCCAGATGGTGGACGGCTGGCTGCGGTTCAATCCGGCAACGCAAAAGATCGAGTTCGGCGTGTATGAGCATGGAGTGATTCCCGCGACCTACGCGAACGTGGTCGAGTTGACGGCCGATGACCTGACCAAGATCCCGCAATTCGACACCGCAAGCTGGTCGGACACGTACAGCCGGGCCACCGTGCGCTACCAGGCCCGCCAGCTCGCGTACCAGGAAACCAGCATCTATGCCGACGATCCTCGCGCCGCGTTTGTCCTGGGCGCCCTCCGCGACCAGTCGCTTGATCGGCCATATATCGTCCGCGCCGGCCAGGCGCTGTTCCACGGCCGCGAGACGCTCCGGACCATTGGCCATGCCCAGATGCATGGAGAGATCGAGGTGCGCCGCGAGTTCGGCCGCACCGTGCGCGCCGGCGACTTCGTGTTCGTGAACATCGAGCTGGAGCCCAACGGCGCCAGCCTCTACCAATATTGCCGCGTGACACAACGCAAGATCCCGCCGTCCGGACCGATCACCCTTTCGCTGTTCGCGGACAACACGCTGGCGCCGGTACCGTTCAGCTCACCCTATCCCACGACGCCGCCCGGCGATACCAACGTGCCGCCCCTGGCGGCCGTGCGCGTGGTGCAGGTACCGGAAAACCTCAGCGACCTGGTCAACGCCATCACCGTGCTCGCCGGGCGCGGCGACAACCTCACGTCCGGCGCGCTGCTCTATTTCGATACCTCTCGCGTCCTGGGCGTCACGGTCGTCTCGTTGGTCTCCGATGCGACCGGCGCCAACGGCGTGCTAACCTTCACGGCCGCGCCTGGCTTCGCCGTGGGCGACTCGATCGACGTGGCAGCCGCGGGCAGTCCTGCCTTCAACGTCAGCCTGGGCACGGTGTCGGCTGTCAACACGGCCGCCAAGACGGTCACCTACGCGCTGGCCGCGGCCGGGGCGGCCAACCTGGCTGCAACCGGGCCGTTCACCATTGCCGATTACTTCACGACGTTCAGCAACATCAGCACGGTGCCCAATTTCGCAGCCAAGGCCACACTGACCAACGCCATCACCGCGGCTCAAGGCACCGTCACCGTCACCGTGAATACGGCGCAACCCGATGCGGATTACTTCAGCATGCAGTACACCCAAAATGACGCCGCCGATGACACCATGCTGCTGTTCATCATCAGCCTGGTCGGGGGCGCCGGCGCCGACGCGAACCAGATCGCCGAGTCCGGAGGTTTTGGAATCGTTGAGGTCTTGAGCGTCAGTTCGCAGACGCTTTTGTCTGCCGGTCAGTACCAACTCGCCGTGCTGCGCGGCCGGCAAGGGACCACCGCAACGGCGTTCGCCGTGGCCAATACCGAATGCTGGCTGATCCCGCGTGCCTCGCTGGCTTTCGTGACGGACGGCGCTTTTGACACGATCCGCGCCAACCGCATCGCCAAGACGGTGCCGCAATACGCGCAGTTCCGTTTCTGCCCGTACACTTTCGCCGGCCAACTGCCCCTCACGAGCGCGCCGAACGTGCAGGTGCGGTTTCCGCTCAAGTCGGCCAATGCGCCGGCGCTGACGCTGACATCGCCCGGCGCCGGGCCTTTCAGCTACTCGCCAGTGACGCTGCCTTATCGTCTCCTGGTCGCCGGGACCTGGACCGACACCGCGAACAACCTCATCGAGGTGCAATTGCTCATCCAACTGGCCACGGAATCCGGGCCACGCACGATTTTCGACATCAAAATGCCCAACACCGGCGCATACTCGTTCAGTAAATACGTACAACTCGACAATCCCGGTTCCTGGACCATCCGGTGCATCGCCCGCGATTCGACTGGCATGGTCACCGAGGTGGACATTGCCGTGACCATCAACGGTGGCGCGCCAACATGTGCCATGCCCGAGTTGTTTGACTGCAATGGCAACGAAATATTGCCGCCGAACGGGGACTTCTCCGCCGGCACCAACAAGGCCGTCGAAGCCCTGATGGGCTGGGGAAATGGCAACCCCAACTCGACCGCCTATTGGGCGGTACCTGCCCAATACATCCCGTTTGGCCAGTTCCAGCTCGTATGTTCCACGCCCGGCGCCACGATCCAATTTTACACCCAGGGGATCGTTTTCAACGGCGGCGTGTTAAGCAACCCCGGTGGCGTCGGCACCACTTGGTTTCCAACCCCCTACAGCGCCAGCTACGCTCCGTTCCATCAACTCATTGATCCTGGCACGGAAACCGTTGGCTCGCCGGCTGAGACCGTCAGTAAGCCGTTGACCTCCGAGTACTGGATCATCGCCCAGGCCACTGCGCCTGGCTACGCATCCTCCTCCTGTTGTCTCTGGAAAATCCCCCTGTTTATATGACCAAAATAATCCTCGCGTCCCTTTTTTTCCTCGCGCCCCTCGCGGCCTTTTCCCAACCGGTCATCTACTTCGACCACAGCAACGGCGGCGGCAACTCGTCAATCCTGTGCACCAGCAACGCGCCAAACGTCTGGGGTGCCACCAGCGGCTTAGGCGACGGCCTGGCGTCAATCTCGTACTCCACTGTGTCAAACTGTTGGGTGGTCTCTGGCTTAAGCAGCGGCGGCGAGTGGACGCAGATTTCGCCGCGGTATCCCACCACCGGGGCGCTCGCCCAGCTCTACAACGCGTCCGGCCCGATCACCGGCTATTTCGGCACCTACTATTTACATTTCAGCGGCTTCGTCGCGCCCGTCATTCCGCCCCCAAGCCTCACC